TGGAAGTAGCCGTGGTTGGAAAGCTATTAATAAGAACATCACGCGGTTTGCGAAATTCCATATTTTCACATGCGCGAATCCAAATGGCAACATCAATCGTCGGAGCTGTTACCTACCCTTGCAATGGGTTAACAATCACGAGGAAGAAGGTTCCATTTGCGGTTCCAGTGGGAAGAATCGTCGAACTCATGTCGTAAAGAGAGTTCTTTTTAAAAGGAGCACTGCGGGAAAATGGAATTCGCATAATCTTTTTCTGCCCAGGTTCGATATCAAAAACGGTGTTAAGGGTCAACGCAGTAGCGTCCCCAGAAGACCAACCGCTACCAAAAGGCACCCACGCCATCTACAGAGTTCCTCGATGCATCGAAGTACCAAAGGGCTCAACCATGACTTCCATATCTCCTCGCCACCACTCAAACGGAAGTCCAACATAACCAGCAGTCGAAAGCATTCGAATTGGATCGGTAGTTCCCGAACCTCCTGCTTTCATTGCTAACCCAGGAGTTATGTCGAAATGGAGAAGTCGAGAGTCCGCCGCCGCACTCGCAGCCCAGGACACCACTTGGTAACATGTCCACCGCTCGTACAAAGACGAGCAAGCACAAGGATCCGCTTCCGTTCCGCATGCAAGAACTGGATTCTTGTCAAGACGTATTCCAGGAATGAGCTAAACCTCCTCAACGCCAGGATTATCATCGCTCGCGACGGTATTTGGCATTCCTCGAACGGCGACCCCTTTCGAATCAAACTGCGTTCCGGTTCGTGAAAAGCCAAAGAAAGCAGCAATATTCCCAGCAGTTTCCGCTACCGAACTAATGGTCCCCGCGTAACTTCCTATAAAGGGAATCCCTTCAAGCTTCTTCGCCACACCTGCCACGGTATCAGCAACAGACGAAATTGCACCACGCGGTTTGCCCTTCCCTCCTTCCGCAAGGTGGGTAGCCGCTCCGTGAGCCATGTCCTTAAGCTTCCCCTGCATGACGGGAACAGTAAGGACATATCCGGGCATCAACCGTGCGTAAATGGTGATATTTCCCCCAGCAGTGGAATTTGGAATCGAGACTTTCGCAGGAGAAAGAGAAGTCAAGCTTACATTCCACATTGGAGTCGAAATACCATTAAACGGGTTCTCAAGGTAATCATATGGATAAAACCACGGCAAGGTCATAACCACGTCGTCGGCGCACGCATAGTTGATCGTAGAATGGAGATCCACCTACCGACAATTCACCGCGTACACAACTCCCCCGTTAATTGCTCCAAGGGACGCAGCACTCTAATCACCAATCTTCAGGCATCCAGGAAGGGCACTAACCTCCATTGCTCCTGCAACGCCCGGACCCACTGACGTTTTAAACATCAACTGAAGCTCGCCGCGCAAAAGACCGTATCCGCGCACCTTGTCTCCAACGGTCGTTAATCCGAGGAAAGCAGCCCACGGATCAAATGTGAAAACTACTTCAGGAAGTGAAACCGAAGTATTTGGAATATTGAAAATGGACAGCTTCTGAAAGCGCGTAAGAAAATCATTGAGGTCCTGCTAAGGAACAACCTGATTAACAGGAGGCAGCGGTTCAGGTTGGTTACCCAAAACCGCTCCTCCATTCTCAATCGAGCCGACAGCCGTCGACGGCTCAGGAACCGCTACTTGAGCGGGAGCTTCCGAATTCGGAGGCATAATGTTCGGTTGAACTGACATTTCAGTCATGAGACCCGCTTTCCAACTGGTGCGGGACAACCCAGGCCGTAAAAAGACGCTTTCGCATTTCTTCACGGCGCACACCGTAAGACGGTGCGTCGAAGTTCGGATTCCCAAGAAGATTCTTTTCACGCGCCGCCTGAAGGCAGCGCTCAAGTAATCTCGAGTAAAATCCCTCCCCATGAAGCGCAGCTTCACGGAGGGCATTGCTCATTCCAACACACGCCTAATCACTCTCTGAAAGAGTCGAATCGGCGTGGATAACAAGCATTTTCGCAATCGTCTTTTTCGAAATCGGACAGAGGTAACGATTAAGCTCCTCATCGTACTTAAACGAGCGTTTCAAGAAGGAAGCCTCGGCCAGGGTGACTGGCGAAGGAACTTCTGTCTTTGCTGCGCTCGTAGCACGAAGTCCCAATTCCTCTCTCATGATCTTGTAGGGATCAGGCGAAAAGAGGACACCCGGCCTTGTAGCGGCCAACTTATCATCGCCATACGTGCACAAGGCACGATCTGAACGATATGGAAACTTCTCAGGATCAAATCCCTTAAACTCTCCCCGCCTCAACGCCTAACGTCCTTCAACGCATTCAGGTAATAGAAACGAAACCAACTCGGGACGAGCCCGGTAGTAAACGTAGCGATCACTGAACGACATGCAAATTCCATTACACTCCACTGTCCCATCCTGTCCAGACGGATTCCAAGGAGCCTCAAAAACGTCACCTTTGAGCTCATAATGGGTATGCATCAAAGCAAGGACCAACGATTCAACCTCATCAACTTTCAAGCCGAGAACGGAAGAAATAAAACCACACGCTAGCGCAACATGAGTCCAAATATTCCGAGACCAGTTCTTGTCAAGTTTCTCGACATCTTCCTCATCAAGCTTGTCAAGGGAGGGCTAGACAGATGCGAGAAAGGAGACGATCAAGTCGCCACCATCTCCTGACATGTCAACCCCAACAAGACTCTCAAAGAACCGCGGATGCTTCCGCATGAAAAGAAACATAGCCCGCCACCGACGGCGGAGAGCAATGTTCCCTGCGGCAGAAAGAACAGTAAACACCCGGGCGGCTTTTCCAGGTTTTACCCCTTCATCTTTCAGCACGCACCGCGCGAAAAAGACCGGTATGTTTCCTCGTGCAAGGACTTCATCAATCGCATCTGCACGCTTCACCATTTCAGGACTCATTCCAGCAACATCACCCTCACGAGCGTAGTGGAGAAATTTCTTTTGGTTAAATGGAGGTCCAACGGAAGTTTTCGGATTTATCGGATTAAGGAAGTCCTCCCTCTTACCAACAATCGCCTCATGTTCACTGTACTCACGGTATCCTTCCCTGTCAAGGAACTAAACACCGGAGACAAAGTCACAAATTGCGACAAGAGCTACTTCGAAAGAAAAGCCAGTGGTCGACTTCGCAGACAAGAGAGTATCTTGCCACGGAGACCACCACGCACCATTCCTCATTTCACCCTTGAATATTGGAGGACGCCAATAACCCCTTTCTCCACACCACTCCTCTTCAAAGTCACGAAAGAACTCGGCAGTAATCGTCGGACGAACTTGCGTTTTCGGGGTAGAGCCAAAGGGACGGGGATTCATCTCTCCAAGAGGCATCATAACACTTCCACGCGCCAGCGCAGTGCGTAACTCGGACTTCTCAGGCAAGGCGGAAAACTTCGGAGCCTCTTCCTTCGAAAACAAAGAGCCTATGTGTTCAGCTCCTTGGAAGATAACTCCCATTCGCGCAGAGGCCGCCCGGAGAGCCACCTACGTCAACGGCTCACTAAGCGACGTCAGGGCACTACCAACCTCAATGAGGCCGTAATGCACCGAGCGTGCAAACCAAGTCTTCCCAATGCGCCCAGCGTAAATGATTCCGCAATCCCCAGGAAGGGTACGATAATTCGTCGCCAGAATTGGTCCTTTAGGCATCGACATCATCCAATTCCTCTCGCAGACAATATCGCGATCTGGGTAAATCAAGCGAACCTCATCGAAAGTCGTTGCCTAAACATCGCCAACCATCGGAAAGAAATGACCACACCCCTTCATAGCAGGAAGCTCAGGGACTCGCACGAGAAGAAGTTCATTCGTTCCAACAAGCGCAGAATTCAATTCTGTAGGTCGCAACGGAAACTATTTCATTCCATAAACAACACTCCCAATCGTGCCAACAGGACAAAGATGCTGTGGGTAGCAGACCACGCCATTTGAAACAACCACACCTAAGGCTTTCGACTTCCCATCAATGTAGACGTAAGAACCACGAATGACTGCAGCCATCTCGTCAAAAACAAACGTTGCGGACTGCGAAACCGGATTGCTAGGGGAAAAGTTCACGGCAGGACGCATCCACGCCAGTGGAGTCCCAAGCCAAGAAGGAACTGTTTCTCGGTCACCCTGTAACGTCATTTCATGCCGACGCGCAAGCTTAACAATGATAGAAACCACCGCTATGCCAGCACCTGCAACAGCACAAAATTTTAGTCCAATCTTCGCCATCTCCGCCATGCTCTTCCTCCGTAGCTCTGAATAGACCCTTTCCGCCACAAGACGAGGCCCATAAGCCATTACCTCATAGGCGGTAGACTTCGCTCGCATGCAGTTGTAAAAACATCGGGCTGGAATATCTGGGGCGTATTCAGGCTCTTCGCGAATTGTCTCAAGACGAACCTAAGGTCGCGGAGGAAACTGGTAACTCTCCTGCGGGAGGTTTCTCTTCAGAAACCAACCCTGGAGCTACACCTCTCCATCACCTGGTCGAGAGTCCTTGATACCTGCTCGAAGAGGCCCGATATAAGAAGGAAGGTTCTCAACCATCGGCCTCGAAACACATCCACATTCCCTATCGGTCGGAAGACCACAAATCAGGCACCTCGCTGTTCCACTTGCAAGCGCGCGTGTAAGCAAACTGCGCTGTCTTTCCATATGAGTTCGAAACTCACGTTTAAGAAGAACGCAAAAAGCAGGAAACGACATGATGATCGGATCACCATACGGCATAGTTGCAAATGGAGCGTCTGCACTCCAATTAGTTGTGTCAAAACGCTGAACTTCCAAATCCCAAAGGTCATGGGAGAAAGCACTCGTCGCACGATCTAAATCCATCTCACCAGCTGAGTTTGCATACTAAGGTTTCGCAACCACCTTGACACGCAGCGGAAAACGCCTATGAAATGGCAACGGATCATGACAAATTCCTTTCAACTAAGCATGCGCATAATTCGAACAGTAGGTAACAAAAAGGGGATTAGCCCTAATCTTCCCTTTCAATTCAACCGCTGCACTCTCAACAGGAAGTGGAGTGTTATTCACGACGTCAACGACCGTCTGGAAATGAGTGGGAATGCCAGCCTGTGGAGGAGCAACTGACTAGTCAATATCATCCATTGCAATGTGCCACTGTCGGTGTGTCAAAGTATCCTGAAAATTGACCGCAGTCCGCCACTTGTATGAGCCAGTACTCGTTGGATCAAATCCATTGTCCTCAGCTATCACTTTCGCAATAACATCGGCCATATTTGACTTCCAAGTTCCTGCAACTCCATACATAAAAATTGCGAACGGAGCAACGCGCATTCCAGAACCAACAAGCTCATTCTACAACGTTTCTGAGAATCTCCTTGCATTCTCCAAAACAACACGGACCATCTAAGTTGACTTCTTCTACGACTCAAGCCCAAGAAGAATCTCCTCACCTCGCCCGATAAGGCCTCGAAGTCCATCAATATACATTGATAGATGCAGCGCTTGATTCCACCAAACCGGGAGGCCAGCTGCATGTGCTGCCTTAAAAGCATCAGCAGATTCCTTCCCATTGCGGGCCGGAGAGGTAAGCAAGGTATAGTAAATCATGACATTCCGCGTTTCATCACACCACGCCACTGGATCCCAAGTCTTTCCAAACAAGGGCTGAATCGAACGCTCTGCCACACACGCTTTCAACCTCGACACAAGCTCACTGAAAAACTGGACTATCGCACGCGCTACATCCTTTGCAGTTTCCAAGACAACTCCCTTGCGAAGACCACTAGCCATTTCTTCAATGGAAGGGACGCACATCTTCCAAGTATCCGAAAAGAACGAGCGCACAATCATGGCCGCCGAGCTCGCAAGAATAGAATCCCACAAGAAGCCACCAAAGGACGACCAGCCCTAAAGCTAAATCCCTGGCTCACTCAACTGGGTCAACATCTGTCCAAACCGACTCCAAAGGAAGTCAACTCCAGAGACGTATTGAATCGCCTACAAGGCTGCACTCCCAACGGTAGGGGCAAAGAAAACTCCAATCAAGGCTGTGGATGTCTGCACCGCAAGTCGAATCCTTGGCATCGGAACGCCAGTTGCTTGAGCAAACTCAATAATTTCTGGAAATAGAGAAATCGAATGGTTCACATTCAATTCCATCCCATTCAACGTTTGAGCCGTAGTCGGATTCAATCCAAGATTGACAGAGTGTGCCCCGCCCTGATGGCGGGAAAACGTCATTGACGAAAGAGACGCCTAAAGTCGAGTCGCATCTCGCGCAGACAATTCCCCACGGAAATACGCCAAGCCTTGGCGAAACCATGGACGATTGCGGCGAAACGTTGGTTCCATCGACTACCATGCAGCCTCAGACGTAATATCAATACCTCCAACTGTAAGTTTGCGAGTCGCTTGGGGAACGGAAACCGCCAAAGAACCAGAAGTCGGATGGCGAAAATTACGATCATTTTCACGATCCCAAGTGTACATCCTTGCCCCTGACAAAGCCTCCGAGAGTGCACGACGCGAACCTTGGAAGCTCCCACGAGAAAGAGCCTCCGCCGACGAGTTCATTGCAATCAAATGTCCAGGATGCAATTTCTCAAGACGAGAACGTTCAGAAGCAAGCCACGCTTTTGCAGCCTGCGGAGTATACGTTTGAGGAGTAGGACGCGGAACAGAGGGACCGCGTGGACCACGATACTCAACATGAATAGGAGGGGGCCTTCCAGATCCCATTTTCTAAGGAGCAAGATATCCCGGGCGGGCAGGGACACGATGCCTTGAAACGGCTGTAGAATCACCTGAAAAACGACCTTTATGGGCACGTTCTCTCCCAAACCGGAAATTTCCTTCCTTCTGCGCAAGCGAGTATGCTCGATCAATCATGTAAGTAGGATAATTGAGAACAGTGAGCATATATGAACAAACCTCTGCAGACGTCTGGCTACCTTTCGCAGTCCTCAAAACATCAACAAGGTACTACATGTCACCATTACGAGCGCCAAAAGGTATTGGCCCACCATGCTCTCCATGAGAAACATCCGCATTGTCAAAAGCCGATGGATAAGAAGGAGCTGTAGAAACAACACTATCAAAAACATTGCGCTCCTCTTCACTCTCGGGTGCACCAAAGGTGAATGGTGCATGCGTCGCGCACTGGCGAAGCTCGGCAATGAAACTTTCGCCAGTAAAATCGTTTGGAACTGCCCACTACGAGAGCACCCACTCTGTAGCAAAACTCTTACCACGCTTGACTTCATCCTCCGAAGTCGACCAAAGGAAAGAATTAATCTCGGACATTCCACTCCACTGATCACCCCTACTCTTAGGGGGACCCTCTTCAACAGAATAGGACGAAATTCCCTCAACTTCCGGAAGGAGCTTCCGGCGGAAAAACATCCTCGCCTATGCGTCCCACACTTCAACAGTGGACGCATCACCTTCAACAGTACGTGTTTCACCTTCACGTGTTCCGCGCAATTGCGCGGTGTCAATGCTCGAAGAGACTGACATCTTTGAGATGTCGTTCTTACAGATATTGCTGTTTGCACCAAGCTAGTCAACGTACTAGCTCCATGGGAACGAAACTCTGCTTTCGCAGGACGAAAGGTATTCAAAGAAATCAGGATCGGAAGAAACTGACATCAGTGAATTTGGGGACGAAAACGCCACGCGCCCTGTGGACGGATACGAATACGATGATCCAAAGGTGGTTCAAAGAGAAGCCATGCTACTAAAAGACTGAGAAGTCGATAAGTAGTAGGGTAAAGGTACCGAGAGTACAAATTACGCAACACCACTAAGATATAAATGAAGAACAAGACTATCAAGGATTGCATTCCAAAGAACGCAGTCCAATAAATCATGCGCAACATAATCTAAGTGTCAACAATGGGCAAATCTGGGTACGCAAACACCATGTGCAGAGCACGCGGTGTAGGCAAAATCGCAATTGCGATGATCAAAAGATCGAGGAAACTAGACATATTTAGAGTAAATATGAATACACGAATCTCCCATCAAATGGGGCATCTAAGTTCACTAAAAGACTTTCTAGATTTCCGACATAAGCATGAATATAGGTTGGTTGGGACCAACAAATACTAATAACTCCCGTGTCGAACGGGGAAAAGGAGGGGCTGGGG